GGCGCCGTAGGCACCGGGACGCCCTGCAGGCCGAACATCGGCGCCATCGACTCGGGGATCTGGAACGTGCCGTTCGGTCCGGTCAGTGGAACCAGGCCGGACGCGCCGACTGGGAACGGGCCCGCCATTAGCCACGCCCTCGCTCGACAGCACGGAGACGTTCATTCAGGCGAGCCACCGAGGCGAGCGTGGCGCTCAGGCCGCCGACGACGTCCACGACCTTGCCGCCGGGCGTGTCGTGCACGATGGCGCGACCCGCATCGGAGCGCTCGAGAGCCTGCGCCATGATGCCGGCCAGCCGTCGACCGTCGCCGACGCCGCCGGTGAACTCCTTGAGCGATGAGTCGCGCTTGTACGCGTAGCGGTGGGCCTTCAGCTTGTCGAGCATGTCGTCGACGTCCTTGCCGCCGTCAGCAACGGCAGTCTTGACCCGCTCGTCCGACGCGGCCGCCGCGCCGATGGTGCCGCCGGCCTGAAGCAGTGGACCGAGGATGCCCGGCTGCTGCATGGCGACCTGCTCCTGGCCTAGGCGACCAGCCATCTCCGACTGCTGCATCTGCGCGTACATCTGCAGGTACGCCTGTCGCGCAGCATCGTTCATGCCCTGCTGGCGCAGCTGGGCGTCAAGGTTGGCGAGCGCCGCCTGCTGGTCCATCTGGCCCTGCTGCATGAGGCGTTGCTGGTCAAACGAGCCCTGCTGGAGCATCTGCTGCTGGCTCAGCTGCGCGTTCTGTCCGGCCATGCTGATGTCGGCGCCGCGGGTCGAGTCGAGCAGCGAGCCGAGCTGCTGACCGGCCGCGACCTGGTCACCCAGCGCTGCCTGCTGCGCCTGGCCTGCTCCGGTGAGGCCCAGGCCGGCGACGTTGCGGGCGGCAGCGCGTGCGGCGGTTGCGCCGCTCATGCCGCGGTTCATGCGAGCCATGGCCTGCTGCTGCGCGGCCGCCTGGCCGACCTGCCGGTCGACGGCCATCTCGCCGGCGCCCTTCATCTGGCCGCCGGCGATCTGCTGTAAGCGGTTCGCCTGGGCCATCTGCATCGCCCTGGCCTGCGCCTGCTGGGTCGGGTCGAGTTGGGCCGCTGGCCCGAGCATCGCCTGGCCGAGCCGGGTGTTGCCGGCCTGCGGCGCTACACGGCGCCCCGCCTGGTCGGCGCCGCGCTCGTACTGCTGTCGCAGGTAGTCGCCATCGGTCCAGCGGGCGTTCGCGGGGTCGATCTCCCGACCCGCCCCGCCGAGCCACGCGCTGCCGGGGACGGCCTCCGACAGGCCTAGGGTTCCGACTGCCAGTGCGCCGCGTCCGAGATCGCCATACCAAGACATGGTCAGCCTGTCCTTCCAGCGGGCAGCGGTCGCACCGCGTTGAGCTTCTGGCCTCCGGTCAGCAGCAGCTCGGTCAGCTCGAAGCTGGCTCCTGCTGCGTCGGTCGGCTCGACGTCCTCGAACTGGAACCGGATCGCCTGACCCGTTTCGCCGAGGTGGATGCAGAACTGGTACACATCTTCCGCACTTCCGCCGTATTCACCGTCTCCGTAATTGCCGTCACCATACGGTGAACCGCTGGCCGTCGTCCAGTCCTGTGTGATGGGGGCCGACCAGCCGTTCATGTAGTCGGTCTGGTAGCGGAGGCGGATGGAGTGGGCCGACACCCGCTCACCGATGAGGTGGGCGTGCCAGAATCGCGACCAGCCCTGCAGGTACGGCACGAGCTTGATCCACGCCGTCTCGAGCCGCATACGAATCTGGCTGTTGTCGTCCTGGTACTCCCCGGGCGTCTCGCGGAACACGCGGCCATCGGTGCGCAGGTATTGGTACGTGCCGCCGATGACAGCGGCGTCCAGCCCGGTGTGGTTCGTGTAGGTCGACCACTGCCCGAACAGGTAGTCGAACAGCAGCGTCTTGCCGGTCGAGCACAGGAATACGATCTGCGTGCGGTCCTCGATGAGGGTCGCGCGTGTGACGGTCTGGCTGTTGAAGCCTTCGACCGGCGCGCCGACGTACGAGACGCCCATGTCCCGACCGAGCATGTAGATGCCCTTGGCCGACTGGAACACGATGCCGACCGGGGTAACGGCGATGGAGGCAGGGGCGGTGCAGCCGACGTCCGACGTCACGAGCTGCGGCTGCGAGAAGCCGGTCGACGGGTCGGCCGCCGGGTCACGGAGCGGGCCGGGGCCGCTGATGGCGAACACGGCGGACCGCTTGAACACGATGACCCGGTCGTCCATGACGGCCAGCGCGGTCACAGCGCCGCCGTACGGGTCGCACGGGACAGCAAGCTCATTGCAGAACTCGGCGGCGTAGCCCTCGGCCAGTTCCTGCGTGAAGCGCACCAGCAACGGGTCGCTCGGGTCGGTATAGAACAGGCGATTCTTGCCGCCGGCGATGACCGTGCCGTGACCAGTCGGGTCGTTGCTCGGGATGCCGCCGTTCGTGTACAGCGGCTCGAGCTCGCGGATAGCGGTGTCGCTCAGCTCGTCGGTGAAGCTGACCGTGTCGACCGTAGTGTCACTGGCGACGTAGCCGTTCGCTCCGACCGCCGACGGGTCAAGCGACGAGACACGGAAGAACTGCGAGTCGTCGCCGTTCAGCGAGCGCCACACCCCGATGCGGACGCGCCGACGTGACGTGTGGCGGTACGTCGGGATGGTGAGCGTGACCGAGTCGTTCGCACCAGTGAGCGTGACGGTGAGGATGACGGACGTCGGCCCGCGGTGGCTCTCGCCCTGCGCGTCGACCTCCTCGTACGTCACGATGTAGCCGTACGTGCCCAGTGCCGTGAGCGCGCCGGTGGTGCCCTGGGCGGCGGTGACCTCGTCGGGGCCGTAGTGCCAGCCCGCCTCGGCCATGGTGTCGCCGTCGTACCGGTACGGGCAGGCGCCGGCGACGTAGAGCGACCGGCCAAGCTGGGCGGTCTGCCACGCGGTCGCCGAGTCGAAGTTGAGCGTGACGCGACGGATGCCGACCTCGGCGAACACAGCGGACGTGCCCCCCGACTCGAGCTGCTGCTGCCACGACGCACACCAGCGGTGAATGCGGCTGTCGTCGGCGTCGACCTCGACGCTCGGCAGGTGCTCGCGCGGCGGCAGGCCGTATGCAGGGCCGGGTAGCGCGCGGGCGACGCACAGTGCCGACGACGACGACGAGAAGCGCATGCACAGGTAGACCGCGAAGAATGGGACGTCATGAACAACCCAAACGTGCGCGCCGGAGTCGTCCGTAAAGGCGCGCGATGCCAGTCCGCAGCCGCGCATGACCGGGCCGTCGGTGGTGTTCGGGCCAAGCGGCTCAGTGGAGAAGCATTCGACGCGGTGGTCGCGGTCGGTGGAGCCGGTGATCTCGTGGAACACGACGACCTGCTCCAGTGACCGGTCGGTGATGCTGGCGAACGTCACAGCCAGCCGGACCGCGACGCCGGTGAGGTTCTCGCTGCCCTGGGACACGAGCGACCCGTCGAGCATCTCCACGTGCGTCGCGGCGCCCGTGCTGGTGACCACGGCGACGTCACAGGACGACGACAAGGCGCCGGTATCGAAGGCGCAGGCGATGCCTGCCGTCGTCACCGTCGCGGCGAAGTCGACCACGCTAGGGTGGCCGGTGACAGGCGAACCAAGCACGCCCGACGCGTCGAGGTAGCCGACCCGGAATCCGGTCGCCACCTGCCACGCGATGAGCGCAGGCTGGCCGGTGCGGTTCGTCGGGCACGCGTCAAACGCCGGAGCCGACGCGGACAGGTCGGTGGTCAGCACGGCCGGCGTGACCGTGGCGGTCGGCTCGGCCGGGTTGATGACCGTGACGTAGAGCGACGTGGTCGATGTCCGGGCGTGCACGATGTGCAGCACGGTTCCGACGGCGAGGCAGCGGGGCCGCGACCCGTTCGCGTCGAGCTGGGCCGGGGCGCGTAGGACCCGGCCTCCCTCGGCCTCGACGAGCGTCCAGTAGACGCCGCCGCGCGAGTCCTCCCATGCGACGACCGTGACGCCCATCTGCGTCGCGGCATCGGGCGTCGTCTGATTCGTCGCGGTGTGGGCGACCGACTCATCGGACATGGCGACCGAGGCGACCGGCCCGATCTCGGACCAGGTGCCGGTCGACTCCTGGTAAGAGTAGGCAGTCGGGTCGGTGAGCAGGACGGTCTCGGTGCCGCGCGCCGCCAGAGCCTTGGCGTTCGCGTAGTCGGTTCCGGCCGCGGTGATCGTCTTGCTCAGGCCCTCGTAACCGTTGCGCTTCTTGAGCGTGATGCCCTTGGTGAATACGGCGTTCTCGCAGACCAGCAGCCGGCCGACCGGCGCCGCCTTGGGGTCGCTCTTGGTGTCGAGCCCGGCGGCAAAGGGAATTGGGACCGGAATCTCACGGAGCGCCATCACGCACCCCCTTGCGCGCCGAGGCACTCAGCACGACGATGCAGGTGATGAGGGCGATTCTTCTGATGGCGGCGATCGTGTGCGGAGCATGCAGCGGCGGAGGCGAGGAGCCGACGCTCGCCGATGTCGTCGACGAGTCGATCGCCTTCTTCGAGGACGACCCCGGCGGGTTCGTGTACGCATGCAGCGTCACGTCCGCATGCGACAGCGAGCGGGTCACGCACTCCGTCGCGGTACGGTCGCTCGGCGTCGGTCCGGAGATGCGCGAGCTGTCCGTTGCCGCCGGGGCTTCGTGTCTCGCGTGGACGCTCGACCACTGCAGTGGCGCGGCCGCCTGCGACGTCGGCTGCGTGCGCCAGTAGCGTCACGGCTTGTCCCACGTGACCTCCGCGAACGCGAAGGCGTGGGCGGCGTTGTTGGTATCGACAACCACGACGTACTGCCAGGCGGCGAGCACCGTGTGATCGATGGACGAGAGCGTTACCGTCGTCCATCCGGTGCCCGCGGCGACGTTGGTCGTCGAGACGGTCACGTCGTTGGCTCCCGCCCCGTCACCGGTGTTGCGCGTCAGCGTGAAGTCGATGTCGCCGGCGCCTCCTCGGTTGTACGTGAACGTGATCGACCTGACACGGTCTCCTGCATTGAGGCCCAGCGGGGCAGCAAGCAGCGTTGTGCCCATCGAAGTGAATCGCCCCTGCGAAGTCTTCGTTGGGGTTCCGCTGATCGTCTCGAAGTCGGGACCGCTGATGACGCGCGTCCTATTGCCGTGACTCAGCGTGTTGCTGTAGGTCAGCGCTCCGGTCGACGATATCTGCACGACGCTCGTCGACCCAGGCAGCGCGGTCGCCGGCGTGATGGTGTAGCTAGCACCAAGGGCAGCCGGGGCGGCCAGTTCGATGTACACCGACTCCGTGGTGCCGAGCTCGGCGATGCGCACCGGGCCGCACTGCAGCCGAGCCCAGTTGCCCGCCGCAGTCTGCCGGAAGGTGTACGTGTCCGACGCGTCGACGTACGCCACCTCGGCCGGGATGGACGCGTAGTCACCGCCGATGCCGCCGCTTGTCGTCGTGTCCAGCGTCGCGCCGTTGGTGATGCGGACGTTCGAGCCGGCCTGCGTGCGGAAGTAGAGGTTGTTCGAGTCGCTGCTGTTGACGAAGAACGCGCCGGCGTAAGCCGTCATGGCGGAGGCGGCGTGCGGCTGGAAGTCGACGGCCTTGACGTTCGTGATGGCCGAGTACGACCCGCCTGAGGCGAAGGTCAGGTCGGCGTTGATATCTAGGCCGTTCGTCTTGACCTTGACGCCGAGGCCGCTCGAGTGGTCGTGAATGTCCAGGCGATCGCCGGCGTCATTCAGTGTAGCGCCCCA